CTTTAAGCCCGACGACCTCAATCTTTGTTGACACTTGGTTCACGTCATCTCCGTTTTTTGTTTGCCTCGTTAAGCACTTTAATGACCGTTGCCAAGTCTTTTGAGTCAAACACAATGTCGCTGGGCCACCAACCGACCGCGACTAACACTTCTGCTAGTTGGCGGCGGTAGGTGCCGCGTCCGTAGGGTTTGGGTCTGTCTCGTCCAGTACCGGCAGAATGTCGATGTCAGGGTTTTTGCTTAGCCATTCGCGCCAGTTGTCACCAACTTGCTCGCCTTTAATCTTCAAGATCGTGTGCATCCAGCAGGCGTAATCCGAGTACAACGGGTTTGCTGATAGTTGTTGAATGTTGCGTCGCTCGAGGCGTTCCCATTCAGTAACCACAAACAGGTTCGTGTAGTAATACTCGGGTGCGCTGTCGGCGGTGCGCTTTAACTGCAATTTGATTTTCATTGTTCTCCTATGTCGGCTTGGAGCCGTTGATTATGCGGTTGTGTCAACCGAGTACGTGCCCCCCTGGAGCTCAATCTCGTAAACACTAAGCTCACCCAAGGACGCGTTCACGACAGGCAGGCTAGAAAAATAAGTATCTGTCAAAATAAACCCTGGATTAGTTGCCGAATCACCGGCGCTTGTTGGGTTTACTTTGACGGTGCACTTGGTGCCAAGCAACGGTGCAAGAACTGCGTACGACTCTGATGCTGCATACGACGCGTACACAGTCAAGGTCAATGAGTTGCTGAACAATCCTGCAGTCATCGTGCGCGACGTGGAGCCAAACGCGGTGTCTTCAAGAGCTTCTGCAGTCACAGTCAACGTCGCTGCGCTGACCTGATCGGTGATATCAACAATGGTGCCGATTGCGGTTCCAATTTTGACTGTTGGGTTTGAGAGATACGTGCTAGTTGCCATGATTGCTCCTTAAGTTCTGTTCTGATAGTAGATGATTTGTGTTCGGTAGTTGTGGATTATGCGGTCTGGGCTTGGATAGCGCAATCAAGGTCGTAGCACGGATACAACGCGCCACCAATTTCAAGGCTTGACGGACGGCCAGCCATAACAATAATTGGCGAGGCAAGCACGGTTGCCACAATGCTTAAAATTGATCGGAGCACCGGCAGACCTGCAGGCCCAGAGCCAATGACCTTGATCGGAAACTCGAGGCGCACAATGTTGCCGTTGCCAGCAAACGTGGTGAAGTTCGGTGCATCTAAATACACGCAATTTGGTGCAAGTTTTGTTGGGTCGTTTACAACGCGCAGACCAGATACCGCGGTCAGCGTTGCGGTGACATCATCAATCGCTTCGTTGAACAGGTCGGTGTACGACATCAAGCAACCGCTGGACGAGGGATGCCAAGCATCTGCTTGACGATCGGGGTCAGGCTTTGCTGTGGTGCCGAACCCATGCCGTCAAACGTGGCGTACGTTGCCTCTATTGAGCCCCTAGAGCGCCACAGAGCCGCACAGTACATCAAAGTGCCTAATGTTGCGTCACCGCCTGGTGAGGTCGTTAGGGAGTCGATATAGCCCGATTCCTGACGCCTGCGATAACAGAACTGGTTGCCAGCCGACACGGATTGCGTGAGCAACGTGTAATCGTCTGACGGGTTTGTGATCGTGATGCCAAGGTACGACATGACTTGCGCGGCCGTCACCCAAGTGCAAACAGGGTCATTGGCAACAGTCCCAGACGCGGCGACACGCTCAACATCGCTTGCGGTCTTGGCGTAAAGCACCTGATCGGCAATTGGCACCTGATAGTCGTAAAGCAGATCGCCTTGCGTATCAATGCCCAAAAACAAATACTGTGGCAATGCGCGCACCGAGTAAGTGCCGTTAAATGTTGCGTCAACTCCAGCGACCGTGATTGAACTGCCGACTGCAATCTCGCTGGGGGTCAGGAGTTGCAGTACGGCAAAGTTGTCAATCAGGTACTTGTTAGTAACTGTGTAAGTAGCCATGAGCGGTTGCTCCGCTCTCGACTAGGCCTGGGTGATCTTGCGAATCATTCCGCCGATTGCTGCAAAGGTTGAAACGTAGCCATGGAATGACATGTTGCGTCCCAAAACTGCAGGCTGTTCAACGCTCATGAGGCCACGGATTGATTCGTAGAACTCGTAAGCATCGCCTGCACCTTGACCAACGCGGGTGATGATCATGGTCTTGGCAGCGAAGTTGCTGTCAACTACCAACTGCAAGCCGAGTGGGTTGCCGTTCCATGAAGATGCTTGACCGCCACCAAGTGCGTTCTGACCGGTGAGGCCAGCGCCGATGAATGGGAATACTGGACGGCCAGTTGTGTCGGCAAGTTGTCCAAGTTGACCCCATACGTCTGGGCTTACGAACATGTGGGTAGGTGTCCAGTTTCGGTTTGATGAAATGTCAACTGCCGAGTCATAAACAGACTTCAGCAAGTCGGCTACGGTGCCGTCCCAAACGCCTGACGAGTTTGCTGCGGTGAGCAAGTTGTCTGCAGCCAAGTTGTCAGAAGCAATCATGTATTCGCCCATGAGGTCATTCAAGATCAATTGCATTGCTGCAGGTGAAGTGAAGTCAATGTCCTGAACTGACAGCGTTACTTGACCAGCAAGTGTGGTTTTGCTGATTGAGTTGGATGCAATCACCATGGTTGTTGCTGATGCTGAACCAAGTTCTGATTGTGATGCAACGCTCGTGTGCGTGGTAATTGTTGGACGGATAAAGGTTTTCGACTGTCCGTTGTCTGGGTAAGCGCGAGCGCCTACAGCATCGACTACTGGACGCAAGAAGTTCAAGTCCTGAACCAATGGCCCAAGAACTGGAACAGGGAGCAAACCAGGTGTATCGGTGGTGAGCACGTCGCCTGCAGCTGCCTGCAATGCGGTGCGCTTTGATGCTGTGTATTCAGCGACTGCAGCGTTTATGTTCTTAAACGTGTCGCCACCGATGTGGTAAGCGGCCATGTATTCGCCTGCGCTTGGCAAAACGAATTCTTTTTTAGCCTGTGCAAAAATTGGTGCAGTAGGGATTGTTGCCTCGACTGCTGGTGCGGTTACTTCTGACATTTCTGGTTTCTCCTCTACTGGGGTTACTTCTTCATTTAACACTACTTCTTCTGGCTCTTGGTGGATACTCGCTGCGACTTTGGTGATGTTTGCGGCATCTCCAAAAGCGCCGATCGGAACTAGGGACAATTCCATCCAGTCGGCTGACTCAATGATCATTGTGCCTTCTTCGTCATACGAGAACTTGGTTGGGTTTACGCCCACCGATACTTGGTCAATGGTGCCGTCTAAGGCCATGACCAAAGCGTCATTGCCTAGGGTCGTTGCGCTGATCTTGGCGCTGAACATCATGCCTTCTTCGGTGTCCACGCGCTCGGTGACAACGCCTACTGGTTGGCTGGCATCGTGGTACATAAACAGGCGTGGCGCTTTTCCTTCGACTGGCAATGAGCCTGGGCGAAAGATCACAGCTGTGCCATCCGAAACTGTTGCCGGCACGTTGTACGGAACTGCGGTTCCAGAGATTGTGCGCTTTGGTGCTTCGCCGATTGCGGCGTCAACCGTGAATTCTCCTGCAATTAACTTAATCATCGTGCTAACTCCTCTTGAGTGTTTTCTCTAACAATTACTTCATCGTCTGCGCGGTCGGCCATGAAGTTTTCTTCTAGGTATTCATCGGCGTCAAACTCGACGTATGTTCCGCGTGGTAGCACGTTGTCCATTGACAAAGCGCCAGCAATTGCGTCGGCATACAATTTCACGCCAAACAAATAAAGATCGGCGCGCGCTTGTTGTGATGACTGGTATGAGTAAGCGCCAGTAGCAACTCCCACCAAATACGGTGGCACGTTTGCAAGGCGCGACATTTCCAATGCCTGATATTGCGACGCCTCAATTAAAAGCATCTTGTCAGGTGTGCTGTTTGTTTCCGTGTATGTCAAATACTCATTAAGCGCTGCAGTCTGGTTAGTTGCTCGAGCGGCGTTAAAAGCGCTAGCCAAATCAGCAAGTTCTTGCGCGCTAAGTGGTTCGCCACCAGTTTGTTTAAGTACGCCGGCAGGAATGCTTGACGATGCGTTGCGGTTGCGCGCTGCTTCAAGTTTTAGCGCGGTTTCAATTGCGCCTGGTGCCGAGTAGATCAGGCCTTGTGCTGGAGACAAGAATTGCACAAGATTTGCTGGGTCAATTTCTCCGCCTTGAAAATACACCTGTGACGATGGAGCAAACCACACAGGGCCAGCCATGTCGGTAGTAGTAATTGAGCCAGCAGGCAGTCGAGTAAACGTGGCAGGGTAGCCGTCGGCGGTGCGTGAGGTGATGTACCAGAACGCGCGACCAAACATCATGAGGTCATCAAGAGTCCAGCTCATGAGGAACTGGAACGAAACTGTTGGGTCTGGTCGGCGCAACCATGAACGTGGAGCGATGTAAATTTTTTCCATTTCTTCGCCGTTCCAAAATTCGTTGTATGAGCGAAGATTCATTGAGCCGATTACCGACGCCATTAGATCGCGCGCACGGTTGATCGTTGGGACGCTGATCGCCGCGTTACGCGCTTCGCCTTCGCGGTAGGTGTAGTACTGGCCGATCATGTTGACGCCAACATTGGACGATGAATAGCCTGGAGCAAAACCGCCTGCCGCAGCTGCCTTGCTTGGCGCTGGGCTTATTGCTGCTTTTTTGGTTTTGTTAAAGATCGCCATGTTCCTACTTTGTCATATAAGTGGCAACCGCGCATGACTTATCCGATTCCGACAAAAGGCAAGGTGCGCGGTCGCCGCGATCATCTTAGTTATTTACCGCGACAAGCATGGGCTTTCCGCTATTGACAGGACGGGCACACATCCCAATTCCCCAGACCATTGTGCGCGCTAACTCGATAGGCCCTGGACTCCGCTTACTGGACAAAACTATGGTGTTGTCGGTGCGTACCGCAACCGCGCGCTGAACATGTTCGGCAAGCAATTTTTCTCCCGTGTGTAGCAATCGCGCTTCGGCGATCATGTTTTTGGCAAGCGGTGTAAACCGTCCAAGTTCGGCATACCCGACCACGACCCTGCGGCGCTCAATGTTTGGCGGGCAGGTTGCGTCCACGGTCGGCGACAGGGCAAACCTGATTGTGGGGTCTTTAGCAAGTTCTTGCACGTTGTCCCACAGCTCGGTAATTGACTCGGCAATGAACGCGACGGTGACAAGCACCCGACCGTCTGACAGGTTGACGCATCTGGTCGCGCTGTACCTAGAGTCGTCCAGCGAAGACTCGATCGCCACGACCCCACCGCTCGGTATGTCACCTGTGTATTCCAAGGACGGCCAGCGACCTGGCTCAATCCATCCGCGCACAACACTCACCCAAAGGTTTAGCGATGCGCGCAAGAATGACGCGCGATCAGGGTTTGTGGATTCTTGCCTAATTGTGTCCATGTCCAACGTGTAACCAAGTGCAGGATTACCCCACGCCCATGACGCTGGATGCAGCGGGTCAAGGCTCGGGTCGGGAGACCATTCCGCCATATACATCGTGGACGGCTCACCTTTGTCTATTGCTCGAATGCCTGCTTCACGCCAACGCTGAAACAAGACTGATTCTTCGGTGCCTGCGGTGCTGAAGAAACATGCCAACGGGTTTTTGCGTGCGCGCTGTGCCGGCAAGAGTCCGCCTTCAACCGAGTCGGGGTTGACGTCAAAAAGTTCGTCAACGATCACAAGATCAATGCTCATACCGTGACCTTGGTTTGGCTTTAATGCTTTGACCCACCATTTGCTGCCGTCTGGCATGGTGGCCTGATAACGACCGTAAGACTTCACGATCTTGGCTCCGTAATACTCCTCAAGGATCGGTGCCAGATCATCAAACAACAAACACGCAAGATCAAGTCTGTGCGCGCCAGATACGACAGTTTGTTTAGTGCCACGTATCTTTGGCATCTCGACTAACCAAGCGAGAATTAGCGCCATGATCACAGTCGTTTTCCCATTTTGGCGCGCCACCGAACAGAGCGTTGAACGATGAACAAAGTGATCGTTCTCATCTACTGCAAGCATTTTTTCAAGTATGTGTTTTTGCCACGGCATGAGCGTCACGCCAAGAACCTTCTGGGCCATGTCCCCCACAAGTCCCCCGAATGAGCTCACGTAGTCCGGGCTGATCGTTTCCAGTCTTGGCCGATCATGGTTGGTTGGCGCTGGTTCAGGCTGATCTTGGC